CGACCAAGTTCCTCAAGATCGTTAATAAGTTTCCCAAAATAGCTCCCTTCCACGGCAGAATTAAAGTCGCATTCGAACTCTTGCCGATACTTGTCTTCACCCATCTCAAGCTGGGCAGCTTTAAGCTCTGACTGCGGGATAATGTTGGTCTGACTAGCCTTGAACTCTAAGTAAGCCCAGTCTTCTGTTCCCTTAGCCCGGTCTGCAAACTCCCTGAAATGGTTGTTTCCTTTAGGGGTTCCAATGAACAAAGCCCAGCCTAGCCGGTCAGTCAATGCGGGACGCAATACCTCGTTCCAGACTTTAGGGTTCATATCCCCTACCTCGTCCAGAACCACCCCATCGTAATAAGTTCCTCGCAAAGAATCTGGGTTATCGGCCCCATGAAGCGATATCCTGCGGCCCCAGAAATCTACCCTTAGCTCGGCTATGTTTACGGAAGCTCCTAGCGGCCTTGTGTACTTGACCAGATAATCAAAGGCAATGCGCTTGGCTTGTGTGTACGTTGGCGCTACATAGGCGTACCGAGGATCTTCTAGATTACACTCAATAGCCCGTTTGACCAGTTGATTGATTGCTGCAACAGTTTTGCCAAATCTTCGATGCATGACTCCGACAACAAAGCGGTTATTGTCTAGTGCATCATGGAGTGTTACCTGATGTTCCCTAGGTTCGTAGGGAATTAAAATCTCAGTCATTAATGCTGGCCCGTAGGCTTACGATACCCGCAGTTAATACAGACGTTACCAATCATAAATGCACTGCACATAGGGCAGTTAGCCATCTGTCTATACTTCATTTCTTACCTCCCCAGCGGATTACCATCTCTTGAGCCTCGCCATCTCTACCCGTTACCTCTGTCCTAGCCAGCTTAGGGATATGGTACTCAGATAGCTTCTGGATAATGTCCAATGCCTTATGAGGATCCTTATCAGCTACCTCATTAAGCCATCTATCCATGTTAGGAGCATTGCGCTCTAGTAGCTCTGCAATTGCCTCTCTGACCTTGCTAGTGGCCTTATTAGGCATTCCTTTAGGTCTACCCGGCCCTGCTAAGCCCTTTCCGATTTCTGGCGTTTTAATATCTTCTTTTGTTTCCATAATTGCATTACCTTTCAGGTGTCATGCCTTACCACTTGCCTTGTCAAACATATACTCAAATTGACTAGCGACAAATATTGCATCTTCGTCATTTAAGCTATTTAGCAGTATATCCCTGCCTGATGATGTTCTTACAAAATCAACGCCTTTTGGCAAATGATTGTTTCTGAACCACGTAATAAATGCTCTAGCTTCTGTTTGTGTCATTGCATTATCCTTTGGATGTCATGCTTACTTCTTCGTTTTCTTCTTTTGCTGAAAAGGGCTAAAAATTTGCTTATTATCAAATGCTATATAGTTTTTCACTGGATCATCCATATAGCTAAATACTACGCCATCATATCCAGCGTCTTTTATTTTTTTAACAACTTCTGGATTATACAAATCTATTTCTGGATCAAAACCATAAGGCAAACCAGGTATCTTAGTATCAGGAGTAGCTGGATTCTTAATATTTAAATAAGAAGGATAAACAGTAGGATTTCCTACTATTAATCCCTTACTTCCTCCAACTAAAGAAGCATAATCACTAGCGATAAATGGATCTTCAGTAAACCAAGTTACACCACTAGGATTTTTTGAAGGTTTGCCATAGCCAGATTCCATAGTAACAGTAGGATTAAACTCCTTAATTCCTTCTGGAGCCCTTTGAGTACCGTGATAAACCATTTTTAGATTATTTGAGTCATCTAAAACTTTAGTGTTTATTAATTTTCTTGAAAAATCTATAGGCTTAATACTTCCCTGAAATTGCGCTAAGTTAAACATCTTGTCCATGTACGGCGTGTTCATTGCCATACCACCAGACTGTTCTAACGCTCTTTGCTGCGCAACCTCCTCAGAAGTAGGGAAATACCTAGCTGTAGCCGATTTAGCAAATTCCAAAGGATTACTAACCAGCAATCCTAAACCAGCCTTAGTCGCTTGTTTCTGGCGGTCAATAACGCCAAGAATGCTACTCAGTAATCCGTCAGCCATATATCGCCTCGTACATATCTGGCCTGTTGGCCTTTATCCACTCTCGTGGCTCCTCATGGCATTTCTTGTAGTCAGTCCCTACTGTTTGGCTTCCTGCATGATGCACATAAGCCCTTGAGACAAAATGCCTAAATCCCGCTTCTTGCAGGTCATGGCATATTATATTATCGGAATACCAATTCGTGCTCGGAAATTTGGCTACATCCCATGCCTTCTTACTTATCGTGGCAAAGATGGGCGCTATAACAGCAGTCTCTTTAATCTTGGCCTCACTAGCCCAGTACAGTCCTTCCTGCCTATCATCGTAAACAGGAAACCTAATGTTCTGGTCAGGTAATACATAGTCTGATCTAGCACCTAAGAATCCGAGATTTACGCCATTGGATTCCAGAATTTCCGCATCTTCCTTGAGCAGACCTATAGTACTGGGCGTTATAACAACGTCATCGTTAGCTACAATCAGTGAATCGTGTCCTCTGCTGAAGGCATAATCGATACCCGCATTATATGCGTCTCCAAAATTGGTACTATGATTTGGCCTGTAGATAACATTAAGCTCTGGCATTCTTGAGCGTATTGTTCCCCAGAGGCTAAGGTTATTCGAGCATAGATAAATTGGTAGTTCTGGAGCATAGACTTTGATGCTTTCCAGTAATATCGTTATACCGGGATTACCGATAGTGCAGATAACTATGGCTTGCATATACCCCAGAAATATAGATCAGCAGGGTTTGCATTAGTGGAAAAGCCGTACTGCTCAAACTTAGACAAGTCGCAGTTATCCCTAATGTCCTGCTCTGTTAAGTTACGGTAATAGTCCCCGCAAAATGGGGCATCTGATGGACTTGTACGCCGAGTCCCGTGTTCTGGTCTGCCTTCTGTAGCGCACGTAAAGAATACAAACTTACGAGCCATCCTGACCATATTGTCAAACGTCTTAGCCCACTCAGGGTTATGCTCAAAGCATTCACAAGACGCAACAACATCGAAGGAATCGTCAGGGAAGTCTAGTTCTTCTCCCTTAGCTACTAGGTCAACTCCTTTACCCTCACCAAGGTCAACGCCAACATATTGCGCTGCGTCAAAGAACTGACGTATTGAACCGTTAATGTCCAGACTGCCTATCTCTAGGACTTTTTGACCTGCGAAGAATATAGGGAACTTGAGCGTTAGCCCACGAACGAAATCTAGCTGGCTTTGATGGCTCACTTTTTCTTGTTTCTAGCGGAAATAGCTGCGGCTTTCTGTTTAGCATCAGCCTTACTGGAGGCTCCCCATGCTCGTAGAGACAGTAACAGACGAGTAGGCTCACCATTTTTATACTCCGCACCGGGCATATTACCCATACGGGCTAGGAATGAGGCTCTCCTTGGGTTATCCCCTGACTTCACCGGAGCTTTAAGGTCAGATCCGGGATTAGCCGCCTCATAAGACTTGCGGCCTTTCTCATTAAGACCGCCCTTGGCATTCTTGCCAGCCTTCTTAGTCCAAGCTGCTGTCATTTCTTCTTGCCTTTAGCGGTCTTAGCTGCTTCTTTAAAGTCAGCCTTTGTGGGCGCTCCCTTCGTTCCCGGCTTACGCATCTTCTCGCCAGAACCCTCGGCAATCCTTTTACGCTTGGCTGCGATATTGGCATAGAGACCGGGCTTCATTTTTTCCCCTTAGCGGCTTTACGGCCTTCTGATAGCATGATTGCAGTGGCTTGTTTCTTAGACTTAACAACAGGCCCACCTTTACCGCTATGTAGAGTTCCAGCCTTGAACTCGTTATAGACCTTGCTCATCTTCTTCTCGGCCTTCGTTTTCTTCATTTAGCAACTCCTGTGTTTGCTCAAGTAGTTCTCGCTCAGTAACATCGTACCGGCGTTCAAAGGCTTTCCTACCTAGGCCATGATAGCCAATGTTCCCGCGATGGTGGGTCGGGCATAAACCGATAGTTTGATAATGCGAACTCCTCACCCCCATTCCCAAGCCTATACCACGAACATGGTGAATTTCGCATGGAGTACCCATATATCCTAGCCTACGACAGATTATACAACCCAAATCAGCTATTTTTGACAGGTATTTCTTCTCGTCTTTTGTCACTGCGCTTTCTCCAAAGTGACTTTTTAGGTTCATTGCTCACGCATTCTTCTCCTTTAGCTTGGCTTCGATGGCGCGTACAAAACTGCCGGTGTTGTGCGTATTACGAATTAACTCTGATATTTCCTCATCCGTCAGCCCCTGCCATTCGCGCTGTGGTGGGAAAGGGTAGAACTTTGCGTGCAGTACCTCAGTGTTTTTTCTTACTACGACAGAAACACCATCTTTTGTAACATCGTCACCAACATTGACATCATTGTTTGACATTAGCGCAGCTTTAATATGTGCTTTTACTTGTTCGTATGTAAACAACATCGGACTCCCTGCGCCTGCGCTTACTTTTTGAGGCTCATCTACCCATTTTTTATCGCCTGATTTGGATACAGGCAGCGTCGTATAAAGCAAACAATTTTGCGGCCAGTTATCGACCAGCCATGTAATCTTGCCGCCTTCATTTTTCGCCACCGGCTCCGGTTCAGGCTGCGTCTTTGGGCACTTGTCGCAGTACCCGCCTAGACCGCACGTTCCACCGTCACATTCCGCTGGTTCAGGCTGCGCGAGTCGGGCGCGAAGGGTTTCGATTGGGTTATCCGTAGTCCATGCCGCCCCCGCCATGCTCGCTAAGTTTTCCAACGCATCCAGCACCTGCTGCGCTTCCTCGCGGGTTAGTGTGATGGTCATTGAAACCTCTGCGGAAAGTTTTCTTTGGTTATACGTAATGCTTCCTCTAACGCATACGCGATTGCTTCTCTATCTTCGTCTGCGGTATCTGGGTCAAGGTCTTTAACCACAACGGATATACCATCCTCGTCGTGGTTCACTTCAATTGTGTAGGTTGTCATTGTTATTTTCCTGTGAATTTTGCTATAACTGATTCAATCAAACCCCATGTTGCATCTTCAATTCCGCATTCACAAGCAAACCCTTGCTCAAACCGTATGCGCTTGAATATCTCCGCTAACTCAGCATTCACCTCATGCAAGCGGCGTAGTTCGGCTGCGGCTTTTTCTCGAACAGCAGCGGCATGGCTAACGCTGATTTCCATATGTTCAGCCAGCCGCAGGGCTTCGGGTTGTTTGTTAGTCATATTAATATCCTAGTATTTTCTTGACATCGCCTAAGAACTTAGGATCAGTCGGTCTATTAGCTCGATAAATGCTCGGCGTAGTCCGGTTATAGCAACCAGCACAACGCCAGCCCCTCATGCTTCCTTCCTTACGATAGCCACCCCCCTCCGGCTTAGACTGCTGGCAGCTATTGCA